GTGAAAATATTAAAAAAAAAAAAAATGGAGTAGAAATTAGTAAAAATGAGAAACCTTCTGTTGATTCTGTATATTCTGGCAAACATTTTAATAAAACTATAGAAGAGACTATAAAAAGAGCGAGTAATGTATTAGATAATAATAATACTGTTGGTATAAATGAAAAAGAATTAGGAACAGATAGAAATATATACAGTCGTTTAGCAGATGTTAAAATGAATGAAGAACAATTTAAACATAATAATATGGTACCTTTTTTTGGTAGTAAAATAACTCAAAATATAGATATGGATAATTTTGCACAAGATAGATTAGATAGATATACAGGTGAAAATCGTTTTTATAGAAAAAAAAAAGAAGTTGAATATTTTGGTGATATTAAAAATAACTTTGATAATGTAGGTGGTCAAGCCAATACTTTAGAATTTCAAAGATCTCGCTATGTTGATTCAAAATATATAGCAAACAATTTACCTTTTGAACAAATTAGAGTTGGACCAGGATTAAATCAAGGTTATACCGCAGAACCATCTGGTGGTGTTCAACAAGAAAATAAAAGAGAATTTGAATTACCAAAAACAGTTGATGAAAGAAGAGTATTGACAAATCCAAAAATAACATTCGAAGGAAGAACAATTGATGGTCAAAAAGGAGACTTGCCTGGTGATATAGGTGATGTTAGCAAAAATCGTGTTAGTAAAGATTTTGAACAAACACCTGATATGTATTTACAATCTGGTAACCCTCAAAATGCAAAAGCAATGGAAAGACCTTGTTATGATATGAAACCTACACACCGTTCTGATTTATCAACACGTACAGTTCAAAATAATGTTGTATCTGCTGTTGAAAGCATCACCGCACCATTATTAGATATTATGAAAATAAGCAAAAAAGAATATGCTGTTACTCATCCTAGAACATTCGGTAACTTTCAAAATACTAATCCTTCTAAAATAACTATTTATGACCCAAATGATATCGCACGAACCACTGTTAAAGAACAACAAATACACGATAGCACTTTACTCAATTTTAAATCTACCCAAGAAAATACTATCGCTTATAATCCTGAAGAATATGTAGCCAAAACAACTATCCGTGAAACTACTGAAAGTAAAGGCAAAACAGGTAATGTTGGTAATCTTCAACAAGGTGATGCATACAAATATATTAAAGTTGACGCTAAAGACACTAATAAACAATACACATCTGATAAAGACTATTATGGTATTGGTGAAAGTGCAGCAGACAAACATATGTTATATGATGATAAATATAACGCAACTATTAATCAAGTTAAAGAAATTTTATTAAAAGAACGTAAACCTACTAAAACAAGTGTAAAAGTATTTAATCAAATAGATAATATGAATGTTTTACATAAAAAAGTTGAATGTGACCAAAAACAAACAAGAGAAAACTTAAATTATAATAATGTACATATTGAAACTCCTACAATTGATAGAATGCAAGTCACAAAAGATAAAACCGTCTATAAAAATGATTATAGATTTGAACCAAACATACTTTCACAATTAGATACTAACCCATATGCCAAATCTATTAATACTGTTTAAATATTAAAAATATTAAAATATTAAATATTAAAAAAAAATTTACAGTATATATATAAAATATACTTAAAATTTTAAATAGATTTAATATAAAAATTTTGCGTAATAATTTTTTATTAATTTTATAATTTTATTATAAATTATGGATAATAAGTTTTATAATGATAATGTTGATATAAATTTATTAAATATAGATAATAAAAGTAAAGATAATTTATTAATAGAAACTAAACAACATCATTTATTTAATTTAAAAAATATTTTAACAAAACATATTAAAGAAGGTTTTGATAGTATTTATCAACATACAAAAATTTCAAACAAAGAAAACAAATTTATATTAAAAGAATTTCAAGATAATTTAGAAAATGTTCCTAAATGGAATCAAACTATTATTGATAAAGAAGTAAAAAGAATTAAAATTGTTTCAAAATGCGATTATTTATCTAAAATCTTAGAAACTCTTTTTAGTATTCATCTTAAAATTATTAATTTAAATACTAAAAATATTAAAATACCTTCTATTGATAATTATATTCATACATTATATATAAATTCAGCAAGAGATTTTTGGAAAAAACCTCAATTATTTTATCATAATGTTAATAATAAAAGAAAACAATTATATTTACAAGAAATTAGTAATATTATAAAAGATAATATTGAAAATACTATTCATTTTTTTATTTCAAAAATATCCGATGATTTACATAGTAATGATAGCAATAATAGTAATAATTTATCTAATTCTAAAAAAATATTTAATCCTGTTAAAGATAAAAATGATATTCTTAAAGAAATGGAAGATAATGATGATGATATTGTATTAAATACTGATGAAGAAGACAATAATGAACACGATGGCGATGATGAACAAGATGATGATGATGATATTGTATTAAATACTGATGAAGAAGACAATAATGAACACTATGGCGATGATGAACAAGATGATGAACAAGATGATGATATTGTATTAAATACTGATGAAGAAGACAATAATGAACACGATGGCGATGATGAACAAGATGATGATGATGATATTGTATTAAATACTGATGAAGAAGACAATAATGATGATGATGATGATATTATATTAAATACTGATGAAGAAGACAATAATAACGAACAAAACGATAATGAACAAAACGATAATGAACAAAATAATAATGAACAAGACGATAATGAACAAGACGATAATGAACAAAACGATAATGAACAAGACGATAATGAACAAGACGATAATGAACAAAACGATAATGAACAAAACGATAATGAACAAAATAATAATGAACAAAACGATAATGAACAAAACAATAATGATGATGATATTTTGTTAAATATAAATGAAGAAAATATTATAAAAAATGTTAATATAGAAGAAGATATTATAGAAGATGTTAATATAGAAGATGTTAATATAGAAGATATTAATATAGAAAAAAAAAATAATCAACAAGATGATATAGAATTAATAAAAAATTATTTAAATGATAATATTACTAATACTAATATTCAAAATAAAAAAAAAATTTATTCAATATCTAATAAAAATTTATTAATTAATAATTTTTAAAATATCTTTTATAACGAATCTCTAAGTTTTGTTAATGCTTCATTTGTTGTATCAAGTAAAACATCTATATTTTCAATTTCTGTATCAATATTACTATTTATAGTATTTATTTGTGTATTTTTATTTGTTACGTCATTATTAATATCTTTAATTATTTTAGATTCGTTTACAACACTATTACTTATTGAAACTGCAGATTCCATAGCGGTTCCTTGAGGTTTAGGTTCATTAATTTCCATAACATTTGCATATTTTTCCATAATTATTATATTATTTTTAATTTTAATAGACACAACTATAATTAATATTAATATTAATATATTAGTATATTTTATCATTTAATATAAATTAATATTAATTTAAATATTAATTTAAATATTAATTAGATAAAAATTTATTTTTAATTAATTAATTTTGTCTAAAATTTCAGTTATAGTTTTTTTATTTATATACATTAAATCATTATTTAAACCATTATTTAAATTTAAAATAAATTTTTCATTTAATTTTTTATCTTGATTTGTTTTATGTACTAATAATATCATATATAAAACAGATATTAATATTATTAATAATAAAACATTTTTGTGATGTTTTGATATCTTCATTTATTTAATTAATTTTTTTATTTTAAATTAAATAATTTTTATAAAAATTAAAATAATTAAATTAATGAAGGTTGTGTTATATTATTAAATCTTGAATATAAAACTATATTATTTAATTCAATATTACTTTGACTTTGACCAATATTTTTTATTTGAATTTTATAATTAATAAATGAATTATTATCAGTATTTATATTTTTTATTATTATTGAAGTGCTAGTAGTTTCTACCGTATTATAATTATTTAAAAGAGATATCCATTCTTGTTCTAAATTTAATCCTTTAAAATCAATATTTTCACGAGATGGTGTATAATTATTTGTATGTAATTCAAAACCATTTATATTAACTAAAAAAGGAATATTTAATTGAATATTAAGATTTCTATCTCGTATATCTTGTATAACAGGAATATCAATATTATAAGATTGTTCATTCAATTCATATAATTTAAATTTATTATCATCACTTAATTGTGTTTTACTTCCTATTAAAGTATCTTCAAAATTTGTAAAATATGTTTGTATTTCAACACCATAAATACCAAATTTTTTATCACCACTATCTAAACCTATTAATTTATAATTATCTCCACTATCTTTTTTGAAAATATTTAAAATCGCACTTTTATTTATATAATCTCTATCATAATTATAATAATTTTCATTATTATTTTTTATTATTAAATTATTATTAATGAAAGATAAACATATTAATAAAAATAATATAATAATTAATAATTTTATGTAATATAATCCTGATAATTTATTATTTTCTAAATTATTCATTATTAATTAAATAATATTTAATTATTAATTAAATATATTAAATTTTTAATTAAATATATATTAAGTTTTTAATTAAATATATAATAAGTTTTAATATTTAATTAATAAATATGTTCTATATTAGGTAAATTACCTGGTATTTGCAGAGTAGTTAAGCCATATGTAGATTTAGATAAATCTAAATCTAAATTACCGTCTATAAAACTATTTTGAAAATATTGAACATTTAAAATAGATAAATCACCATCTGCAAATCCATCTTTAGAATTTTTTGTAAAAAAATTACAGCTATCATCATATAAATTACATACATTTTCATCTTCTTTTTTTGAATAATCATAATTAAAACTTTTACATTGTGAGTTATTAGTGCATCTAGTAGCACATTCATTAATATTATCTGCATTATTATGACTATCATTATTTAATTGTTTTCTTGTAAATCCACCAATTGTAGCTATTCCTGAACAATCTGTATCAGAACTTATTCTATAATTTGCTAAACCATCTAATAATTTAATACTCTTTTTTGTATACATATATTTATCATCTGAATTTATTTTAAAACTAGCATTTCCAGAATGACATACATTAGAACACCAACAACTTGTATTATCATCATTATTTATACCTATTATATCTTTATTATTATTTTTTTGAACAATAAATCCATAGCATTCATCTGAATTATGACAATGTTCAGCACACGCTTTATGACAATTTTTACCATTAATACATTTATAATTATCAAAAGTAGTTCCAGGAATCTTATAACTATAATCTCTAAATATACAATCTTTTTGATTATCTATTGTAAATTCATTTAATTTATCAGTAGCACCTAAACTATCCAATATACTGTTTTGACTATTTATTGTATCTTGTATATCATTAACTTTTTTTATTGTATTTGTTAAATCAGTATTATTAATGGTATTTTTATTTATCAATCTTTTAGCGTGTGCATAAATTATAGAATTAGCATTAATATCTTCATATTTTTCTATATATTTAAAAATCTTATTTTGTTTTATTAAAGAATTAATTAAAACTATTATAATAATTAAAGATAAAATATAATAAATAAATTTATTTTTAATCATTTTTAAATTAATTAAATATTTTATAATATTTAATTAATTTAAAAATATATTAGTCTTGTTCAATTATAAATTTAGTTGCTAAATTTTTATTTTCTGTAAATTTATATTTACCATCAGTTCCTTTTGATAAATAATAATTTTCTTGTTTAATAAATACTGTATCTCCACTATATATAAAATCAGATTTATTATCTAATTCTGAATATCTATTAAAATTTATATCTTCTACTCTTTCTATTTCAAATTTAGTTAAATTAAAATTATTTGATTTAGTTAAATCTAATCTGTCAGAATATGCAAGATAATTTTGACTATTTTTTATAAAATAAGTATTATTATTATTTATTTCACGTTGAACATGTCTTGTACAATAAACTTTTGTAATCGATTTATTTTGTTTTGTAAATGGATAACCCATATTTAATATTATTTAATATTATTTTATTAAAAATATTTAATTTTTTTACCCCATTTATAACCACAGTGTATGTCTTGTGGCCAACTATTTGCAATTATATTTTCATTAGTTTTTAAACGTATAATACTATTTTTATGCAATAATTTATTAAAATCAAGATTAATATCTGTAGAATTTTGTATATTATTTAATGGATTTACATTTTTATAAATATTATTTAAATCATCATCATCATCATCATATATTGTATTACTAAATATTTCAAGATTTATAATATCTTTACTTTTACTAGAACCAAATAATTCGTGATTATTTGTTTGAAGGTCTCTATCTTTTACATAAGTTGAATATTTAAATGGAAGATTATCATCTTTAAGTTTTAATCTTATATTTCCTTCTTTTATTATTTTTTTTGGAGTATCTGGTTCATAATTGACCATAACACTTAATTTTTTAGAAGTGTCTGCTAAATCATGATAATTTCTAACATATAAATTAGTTCTATCATTATCTATTATATTATTTGTTTCAGAATCACCTCTTTTAAAAACATTACTATACAATTTACAACCTCTTACAAATTCTTCACCATTACTACTATCCTCTTTAGCTATTGCACCATATGTAAAAGACAAACAATATTTATTTTTTATATCATTATACGCATCACATTTATTAGAACACTTAATTATATTATCAGAATCAATTAATTCTAATGTTTCAATAGATATAACATTAGGATTTGCTGATTTTCTATTATAAACTGTATAATTCCAATTATGTGGATTAGCACCTATTTTCTTAAAAAATTTTGTATTACTTAATTCACTTTTTTCAGTATCATTTTTTTCTCTTTTACTTATAACTAATTCACAATAATTATTATTATCACTATCACTTGTATCACTATCAGTTGTATAATTATAACCATAACACATATCATTATCTATACAAGTTTGTTGACAAACACTCTTACATTTATTAAATATACTTTCACCTTTATTTGTTCTACACGATGAATTTATTACATCATTTGATACAATACCAATATATTCTTTTCCAGTCTCACTATCATCAACAATTTGAAAACGATCTTCATTTAAATATTCCGTTAATTTTGTAGTAATATTTTCTTGTATATTTTGAATTTGTTTTAGAAAACCATCATTATCTTTAAATTGATTTTGAATTTTTTTTAAATCATTTATATATTTATTTAAATTATCTTTATTAACACCATCTATTTTTTTTGATTCTTCACGTAATCTATCTATTTCATCGGCTAAATCTTTTGAACTTACTATAAAACGACCTGTTGTAAAATTAATACCACTTGTATCTGTTACAATTCCTTATTTACTAGAAAAACCCTCTTTTTTTTTATATATTTTTTTATAATTATTTAATAACACAAAAATAATTAAAACAATTAAAATAAAAATTAATAAATATTTTAAATTAAATCTTAATTTTTTTGTTATTATTGTATCTAATATCATAATTTATTAATTTATAAAAATATTAAAATAACTATAATTAATTTAAAATACTAATTTTATATTCATTTTATATTCATTTTATATTCATTTTATATTCATATTATATTTTAAATATTAATATAAATATTAATTATTTATAAATTCAAATTTAAAAATAGAAGGAGTTAAATTATCATTACTAAAACTATATTGATTTAATTTATCATTATATGCTAAAAATTTTTTTGAGAATTTATCATTATTTTTTTGAATATGTGATATTTTAAATTTATCACCATTTTTTATAGATAAATTTTTTTTTATAGATAAACTCTTCTTATTTTCATTATCTACTGGTATTAATTTTAGTGTTGAACCCTTTTCAAATAATAAAAATACAGTATTATTATTATCTAATCTTAAATACCCGTGTTTTTCATTACTTAATACATAAGTATCATTATAAGAATAATTTGATATAGGTATATTTTTTGGGTCAGAAATATAATTTAAATCTTTATCATCTTTAAATAATTGAAAAATTGTTTTTTCTTTGTTTGATTTTTTTGTTATATCATCTATAGAACTTAATACTGGTATATTTTCAAAAATTTTTAACATTAAATAATTATTATTAGATACATCCACTAAATGAAAATTTTTTTTATTTGTTAAATTATTTAATTCATATAAATTTGGTTCAAATTTATCTAAAATCTGTTTATTTAAATCACTTATATCTTCTTCTAGTGTTTTAATTGTATCTTGTTGATTTAAAATATAACTATTTAACTGAGATTTTTCTGCTCCTAAATCACTTATTGTTTTATTAAAAATATTAATATCAGATACATTATTTGCAATATTATTTAAATCATTTAACTCATTTTTTCTATCTTCAAGCTCTTGATTTTTATTATTAAATAATTGACTAGATGATTCACTTTCTGTTTTAATTTTTTTTTCTATATCTTCTCTAGTTTCTACTAATTCAGAGTGTTTTTCTTCTGATTCGTGTAAAGGACTAGGTTGATTATATTTTTCTTTAATATTTTTAATTTTATTTTGTAATAACACAGAATTTATTAGAAGTATTAATATAATTAATATTAATCTTTTAATTATTTTCATATTTATTTATTAAATTAATAAATTTTATCAATTATTTTAATATTAAATAAATTATAGTAAAATATTATGAAGATATTTAAGAATTATTTATATTTAGGCTACAGTACATTTAATATATAGTGGTTAGAAGATGAAATTTTATTAACTGTATGATTTGTACGTTTATTAATTGTATCTATATCTTGTTGTGTTAATTTACCCTGGCTATCATCAGATATTATATTATTTAGATCATCCATAACATACTTATCTCCAGATGCTGTTTTTATTTTATAAGTTCTACCTGTACGAAAAATATCTGGTTCGGTACTACAATCAGTATCATTAGAATTACATACTAATTTAAAGTCAGTTGCATCACTTAAGCTATCAGTCAAGCTAAAATTATATTTATTATAATTTGATGTTTTATTTATATATTCAATTCTTTTATTATTATAATTATAATTTAAATAATCATTATTAAAAGTAGAATCAATTAAAACAGTTTTTTCAGATTCTAAATCTAAATAATTTGAACTATAATCTTGTGCTAATTCCCTAAGTGCATTATGATACTTTCTCATATTATAACTATAATATCCTCGCCATGCGAATGAATATCCTCCCCATGCACGATTCCACATTCTATCTTTGTTTCTGTCTTGCATTGTTTGATGTTTTGATATAATATCATTATTAAATAAATTATAACCAGGTAAATTCATTGATTTTATTAAAATATTATTATCACACCATTGACCATTCACCTTATATCGAGCATCATTTTTAAAATAACCATCAATAAAAAAAACTCTTTCATTTAAATTTGTAAAAGAAATTGATGTTTCACTAGTTAAATCTTTATCTTTCATAAAATTCTCATTATTATTTCTATTTATACGAAACCAACCTTTCGCTATATATGATGGACAATCACGATCTGCTATAATAGTAACTGAATTACAATTATTATTATCGTTATCATTTTTTAAAATAGCACATCTAATGCTTCCATCATGAACTATTTGAAATGATTTTGATGTACTATTTGATGGTAAAAAATATACTTGACAACGATCTTCATCTTTATCATCACTATAATTATATATTTGATACCAATACCAGAGTTTATACCACCAATTAAATGTTTTATTATATAATTCTGTACCATTATTATCCTTTAATATTATATTACTTGGTAAATTATTTTTATTAGTATTTTCCCATGTTGAACCCCAATTAGGCCATACTGCAAAAGCACATATAGATTCACCATTAGGATTACTTATTGTATTACCAGTTGTTATTTCTTTTACTTTTTGATAACCCATAATATTTAACCAACTTGTGTCTGGTATATCTGGCACAGTGTCATTGTCTGTTATTGTGTTTGTATCATTTATATGTACAAATTCAGGATTAGTAAGTTTCTTTAAATAATATTTATGACCTATTTTAATTTTAACATTATTAGTATTTATATTAAACTTAGTAGAATTAGTTATTGGATTACCATCAATATTTACAACTTGTATATTATTATTTGAAAATGATTCAATTATTTCACCATTATAACGTGGGTGTTCATCAAGAAAATTATTTAAATTAATTAAATTATTAATTTCTCTTTCTAATTCTTGCTGAGTTTGTAAATTATTTTCCTTATTATTATTTAGATTTACAATCATTTGTTCTAAATTACTTATATTTTGAGTTAGAGTATTAATTGTTGTTCGTAATTGGCTAATTTCTTCATCATTTCCAATTAGTGTTTGTAATTGTGTAATTTTATTATTTATCTGGTTTATTACATCTTGAGTTTTTGTAATGATATCTTGTAAATTTGATTCATTTATATTGTGTTCATTTTGAATTGTATTCATATCATTAATCAAATTATCTATTGATGTAGTAATAAGACCTTGTGGGGTTTGTGGGGTTTGTGAAGTATATTTTTCTAGTTTTTTATTATTTTTTAAAAAATAATTTACAATGAATATAATTAAAATTAATAAAATTACATTGATAAAAATATTATAATTTTTATACATTTTAATTAATAAAAATATAATTGTTTTAAAAAGAAAATATTAATTTAAATAATTTAGAAATATATAAATTATGTTTAAAAATGATAATAAAAATATTATAATTAAAATATAAAAAATGGATTTTATATATAATTATAAAATATTAATATCAGGTTCAATATCTTTACTATTTGTTTTTATTTATTATAAATACAGTGAATTAAAAATAGTTAATAATCAAAATAATGATATAAAAAATTTAGATAATAATATAAAAAAAATAAAAGATGAAAGTTTATATTTATTTATATTTATATTTGTGTCTTTATTGATTTCTTTATATTCAACAGATTCATATAATAATGATGTAATGAATCATATTAAACAAGGTGAACCACCTTTTTAATAAAAAAAAAATGTTTTTAAATAAAATATGAAAAAAAATATTAATAAATTTAAACCATTAGAAATAAAAGGTGATTTAAAAAATTTAATAATAATTATTTTATTAGGTGTTATTGTATTTTATGATGAATTCTATATTTTATATAATAATTTTGTGTATTTAATAATTATACTTTTATTATTTGTTAATTATATGTTATTGAAAAATAATATAGGAATTATATTTTTACTCTCTATAATTTATTGTTTAATAACAATAAAAAAAATTAAAAATAAAAATTAAAAATATAGAAGTAATGCGTATTTAAAAAATAAAAAAAATATTTGTGTTTGTTAATTATGAAGTTAGAATTAAAAAAATTCGATATATCAAAAATTAAAGATGATAAAGTAATTGTATTCATTGGAAAACGTGGAACAGGTAAATCATTTTTAGTTAAAGATTTATTATATTATCATACTGATTTACCTATTGGAACTGTAATAAGTGGAACAGAAGGTGCTAATAAATTTTATGGTGATTTTGTTCCAAATATATTTATACACGAAGAAGTAAATGCAGAACTTATAGACAATGTAATAAAAAGACAAAAATTAATTATGAAAAAATTAAATAATGAAAAAAAAACTTATGGACATTCAAGAATTGACCCAAGAACATTTCTAATTTTAGATGATTGTCTATATGATGGTTCTTGGGCAAAAGACAAAAATATTAGAGCTATCTTTATGAATGGAAGGCATTTAAAAATGTTTTTTATTATTACTATGCAATATCCATTAGGAATTCCTCCTAATCTTAGAACAAATATTGATTATGTATTTATTTTAAGAGAAAATATTGTAGGCAATAGAAAAAGAATATATGAAAATTACGCAGGAATGTTTCCAAATTTTGAAATATTCTCACAAGTTATGGACCAATGTACAGAAAATTACGAATGTTTAGTTATAGATAATACTTCTAATTCAAATAAATTAGAAGATTGTGTATATTGGTATAAAGCAAATGAACACCAAAATTATAGAATTGGTGCAAACCAATTTTGGATTAATAATGACCAAAACGAAGATGAATTAGATGAAGAAGAAGCATTTGATATGGAAAGGTTTAAAGCTAAGAAGAAAAATGCTACAAAAATTAATGTACACAAATTTAATTAATTAATTTTATTTAATAATTTTATTTTTATATTTTTCATTATTATTACAATTATCTCTAATTGAAACAATAATGATAATAGTTAATGTAAACCAAGAATATATTATTAAGTTTGTATTAAAATTATCTTTATGTTCGTATGCCCAATCAAAACGCAAATGATTTAAATAAAGATTAAATGTAAAAGAAACTACTAATGCAGCAACAACTAAATCTCTATATTCCCAATTCATTAAAATTTCATATTCATCTAAAATATTTATAATATATTTAAGTAATATTAAACCTATAATTGAATCTAATAAACTAATTATAATAAATCTAATAATATGTTTTGAAAAGAATGAATAAATTAAAAAATTAAATCTTGTATTATAATCATTGAATGGAATTTTACCATAAAAATTTTTAGTACCATTATAATTTTTTATAAATAATTTTTCTTTTGCAAATAAAATATCTAATGTATAACCAATTAAATTAGCAAATATATATAATGATATAAATGTACTTTGTTTAATATCAAAATTTAATTTTTTATTTAAAAATATATTTAATAAATTACCAAATATAAATGAAACTATAGATGTTATTAATCCTTTGTTTTTTTCTTTAGAAAAATGTATCAATAAATTATTATATATATTCATTGCAAATTTATTTAAAATTATATATTATTAAAAATTAATATAGATTGATTAATATAAATTAGATAATATATATTTTTAATATTAATTAAATTAATTAATTAATTTAATTAATTTAATTAAATTATTAAAATGAATTTAGACAGATATTATAATAATCCTAATCGTTTAATAAATGTAATAGATAATAAAAATTTAGATAATAAAATAAATGAGAAGATAAATGTATATATATCACTAACGACATTGCCTGATAGATTAATTTCAGATTATTTTAAAAAAGTAATTTATCATTTAATTTTACAAGAAAAAAAACCAGATTGTATAATAATAAATATACCAAAAATATGTTCAAACAGTATGATAGATTTTGAAAAAAGAATATATGTAATACCAGAATGGTTAAAAAGAGTAACTAAAGTATATATTAATAGATGTAATAATGATTATGGTCCTAGTACAAAAATATATCCAACATTATCATTAGATTTTATTAAAGATAATGATATTATTATATGTTGTGATGATGATTTGTGTTATGATAAAAAATTTATTAAATTATTATATGATAATTGTATAAAATATCCAAATAAAATAAGTACATTATATACATATCACGATGGATTATTTCAAATACCTAATGGATTTGCTGGTATTTGTGGTAAAAAAAATATAATGAATATATTAAATAAAGAAATTATAAGTGATTTTAAATATATTGATGATAATTGGTACGGATATTTATTTCATATGCAAAATATAGAAGTTGTACTTGTAGATAATATTACATTAGATTATACTTTAAATAATATTACTTTAATGCCAAATATATATATAGAAGGAATGAATACACCACAATTAAGATTTAATCAAGTAAGTCGTGATAAAATTCTTAAAAAAGCACATAAAAATCTTATAAAATATCTTAAATAATCTATTCTTTTTCATTAGCATCAGAAGGTATTAAACGTTGATTTGCACTCCATTCAGTAGGATTATCATCAAATAAATTACTAAATTTACTTTCAAAATTATTAGAGAATAATTGTTCATCATAATAAGAACGTGGAATAAATCTATATTCTACTTTAACATTTTTTTTTTCTTTATCAATATCTTCTTTATAAACACCATGCATAACCATTATAATCCCTACAAATAATGTTAATAAAATAAAAAATTTCATTTATTTTATAAAAATAAATAAATATTTTTACTAAATTTTTACTAATTTTATTTTATTTATTTTATTATTTAATTTATTTAATTTATTTAATTTATTTAATTTATTTAATTTATTTAATTTATTTAATTTATTTAATTTATTTAATTTATTTAATTTATTTAATTTATTTAATTAAAGAAATTCTTTATTAATAAGATTTTTAAGATGTATTGTATCTTCAACATATTTTAAATCATTAATTGTAAATTCTTTATAATATTTATCGGGATTATCTAAAATATCTTTAATTATTTTAATGTCTTCATTAATATTACCTTTTAAATGAATTACGTATTTTTTAAAATAATTATCAATATTAGAACAACCTAAATAAATTGGTATACATCCACATAACAAAGGTATCATAATTTTTTCTGTAAAATATTCTGGATGTGTTGTGTTTTCAATTACAATACTAAACTTATAATCTTTATAGACATTATAAACATCATCCCAATCAAAATGATATTTTATATTTTCTTTATTATAAATTTTTTTTAAATTGTTTGTACTTGAACCATAAATATCTATATTTAAATTATTTTCAAGTATATTTTTTCCTAATAGATGTCTATAACTATATAAAGTATTAATATTATTATTTTTTCTAGAATATACATAGTTCATTAATTTAGTTTTATGATTAATTTTAATATTTTTGTAATTAAAATGAGGTAAATAATATGAAAATTTTTCTATAAATGGATATTTTAAATTAAATCCTTTATAATTTAAATTTCCAATATAATATTTTTTTAAATTTTCAATACAATATCTAACAAAATTATAATTAATATTAAGAAAAAAATTAGGTTCTTGTGCTAGACCTATTACATTATTTTTATCTATATTTAATTTAGGCATAGGACAATTAAATAATATAGCGTGTGTATAATCATCACCATATGTAAATTTATATTTAACATTATAATTTTTATCTAAATCCCAATTATAATTTAGTAATAATCTTTTATAAATATTTTCATCATTACAAAAATCAGTAAATAATTTTATAATTATCATTTATAAAATTATTAAAATAATATTTTTAAATAATATTTATATAAATTTTTTAATTTTTTGTTATGTTTTAATTTTCAGTGTTTTCAGTGTTTTCAGTATTTTCATTTTCTTCTTTATTTTTTATCCATGGGTCAGAACCTTCAAAGACTTTTTTAGTTTCTTCTTCATCTTGGGTTTTGTTAAAATTTTCAATAATTTCTTGATGTTCATCTAAACCACTACTCCATATTACATCATTTTTAGCTTCTTCTAAATCATTTAAATCATTTTGTTTTTTAATTTCTTCATTCTTCTTTGTTTGATTTTCTATCATTTCTCTTTTTCTATTTTCAAACAATTCATCTTTAGCTGCTTGATTTTCTTTGTATTTTTTCATCAATGTATTAAGACGATCCTCTGAATAATGTTGGTCATCAATATTATCTGGATTTGGGTCCCACGGACACCAGCAACCTACACTAGCAATAAATATATTATGCTTTTTATCTTTCCTTTTTAATACTTCACTTCTTATTTGTGCTTCTCTCATAGTCTCATATGAACCACGTACTTTAATACCACGTACACTTGTTTGAAAATCTACTTGTTCGGCAAATTCTTTTGACAAATTTTCTTCTTTTTCTTTTAAAAAATATTGATACTCTTCGTGTATCCATTTATCATTAAATAAAAAACGATATTTATCTGCTATACTTTGTATAATATCATCCTCTTCTTTATATTTTTCTTTTAAATTAGTAAATAATTCATTAACTTCTTTTTTAAAATTAGATATAAATTTATTAAACATAAATACATCTTTTTTTTCAATTATTTCTTCTGGAGACAAAAATGATAAACAAACATATTGTTGTCCTCTTATAGGGTCATCTTCTTCTAAATAATCCATTTCAGATACAGATACTAAATTTTCATTTTTACTCATTTTAATTAAATATTTAATTTAAAAACCTTAAATAAATTTTTAAAATTTTTATTTTAATTTATATTCTATTAAAATTTAATTAATTAATAATTAAATTAATTAAATTAATTAAATTAATTAAATTTTTTTTTCTTTTAATATAATATAAAAATGAACGGTGTAGATGCACGCGAAGTTATGACAAGAGTACTCAAATATTTTATTGAAGGTTTAGTTGTTGCTGTTGCAGCTTATGCTCTTCCTGGCAAAGCCTTAAAAGTTGTTGATGTAGTAAGCATTGGTCTTGTTGCTGCTGCCACATTCTCGCTTCTTGATTTGTTTGCTCCATCCATTTCTGGTTCTGCCCGTCAAGGTGCCGGTTTCGGTGTTGGTGCTGGTCTTGTAGGATGGCCTGCTGGCGGTCTTGCTTAATTTCTTAATTTTTATTGTTTAAATTAATATAAATTATATTTAAATTGTTTTTATTTGAAATTTATAAATTTAATATAAATTTAATATAAAAAAAATTAAATACTTCTAATAAATTCCCAATTTAATTCTTCACAAATTTTTTTCCAGGTTTGTTCTTGTTGATGTAATTTTTCTCTTGATTTTAATAGAGGAAAATAGGGTAAATATTTATATTCACCTAATATTTCCAAAAATTTATGCAATACATAAGAATAACTTAAGAAATTTTTTCTATTTTGTGGGGAATGTTTTAAAAATGGTACTTGAATTTCTTTGAACATATTTCTTAATTTTTCTTCTAATTCAGGTGTTAATTGAGGATTTACTCTACCAGTTATTCTATTTAATATATAAGGAATATGTTCATAATATTTATTTATTTTAATTTTTTTTAATATAGCTTTAATTTTATCATAATTTAATGTAGCCATATTATTAATTTTATTTTTCTTTAATTCAAGATAAATTTTATCAAAAACTTCCTCGGGTATATCTGTTGTTTCTTTTCCTTGTGTTTGATTAATCCATTCATTAAAATGGTTTATTCTATTATAACTAAAATAACTAATTTCTTTTGGAGGGTCTTTATAACTAGGTCTTTCATTGTCTATTATAATATAATCAATTGTATTACAATCAGTACAATATAATATACCATCATTAGTTAATTCATTAATTTTTTCAGAATTACAATAATAACATTTTTGTTTTAAAGTTTTAAGATTGCTGTTAATATAATCTTTGTCGGTTTTAGATAAATAATTTTCTAATAAATCTTCACGGTTTAAAGAATTTTGAAAATCGGATTTGCCTAAATGTTCTATTGTTTTATTATTATCATCAAGATTTTTGTAAGGACTAAAGAAATTGACAATTTTTTTATTTTGTTTTTTATCGTCATCATCATTTTCATTTTCAACATAATCAAAATATTTAAATAATATATCACTTGTTTTAGATAAATAATCTATTTCATTATTTTTATTATTTAATTCATTTATTTCTAAATTAATTTTTTTTAATTTTTTTTCTAATTCAAATATTTTTTCGTGTTTGTTTTCTATTTTGTTTTGATTTATAATAAAAATATCTGTTTCATTAATTTTTTCTTTTTTTAAAGTATTTATTTTTTTTTCTAAATTTTTTTTATCTTTTGTTAATTTTTCAATATTATTATATTTATTTTCAAATTCTTTTAATTGTTTTTCGTGACAAATATCTAATGTATGTGTTGTTTTTTTATAATTACATTTTCTTTTATTTTTTTTTGTTGTTTTCATTAATTTTATTTTAAATTTAAAAATTCCTTAAATTAATTTTTAAGTTATTTTTTAATTTTTTTTTTTCTTTATATAATATATAAAAATGGGAGGAGGTTTAATGCAACTCGTTGCCTATGGTGCTCAAGATATCTATCTTACTGGTAATCCTCAAATTACCTTTTTTAAAGTTGTCTACCGTCGTCACACCAACTTTGCTATGGAATCTGTAGACCAAACTATTAATGGTACTGCAGGTAAAGGTGCCAAAGTTACATCTACTGTTTCGCGCAATGGTGATCTCGTTGGCCGTATGTATCTTGAATTTGATACTACAATCACTGATTCTAATTACAATCCTGGTCATACTGCACTTTCTGAAGTTGAAGTCCAAATTGGTGGTCAACAAATCGATAAACACTGGGGTCACTGGATGGAAGTCTGGGCTGAACTCACTGAATCAAATGATGCTGGTGTTTTAGGTGATGCAGCTAATAGTGCAGGTACCCGCTTCCAAAATCTTGCTCGTGCTGGTGGTTCATTAGCTTCAGCAAGTGATAATCCTAAATGCCGTGTTCCTCTTCAATTCTGGTTCAACCGTAATCCTGGTCTTGCTCTTCCATTGATTGCTCTTCAATACCACGAAGTTAAAGTTAGTGTAACATTTGCCAATGCTGAAATTACTCCTTCTAATGTTGAACTTTGGGCTGACTACATCTATCTTGATACTGATGAACGCAGACGTTTCGCTCAAGTTTCTCACGAATACTTGATTGAACAAGTTCAACACACATCAAACACTGGTCCATCGATTGACCTTAACTTCAATCACCCCGTCAAAGAACTTGTATGGACTGGTAATGTTGCGAGTGATGGTACTAGAACAGTACTTCCAAGTGGAAATACCAAACTTGTTCTTAATGGACACGACCGATTTGCCGAAAGACCCCCTCAATATTTCACACAAACACAAGTATGGCAACACCACACTGGTACACCTGTAAACTGTGCTGATGGTACTGCAGGAGCTTTAAAAGCTTCTGTTGATGAAATTGCTGTTTACTCATTCGCCCTTAAACCCGAAGAACACCAACCATCGGGTACTTGCAATTTCTCAAGAATTGATAACGCTCAACTTAAAATTGCTGGTAATGGCAATACAGCAGGCACTAACACAATTAATGTATATGCTGTCAACTACAACGTACTCCGTGTTATGTCTGGTATGGGTGGTTTGGCTTATTCCAACTAAACATAAAATCAAAAATAATTATTTTTTTAATAAAATATATAAAAATATATTTAATTATTGTTTAATTTTTAAAATTTTTTTCTTTATATAATATATAAAAATGGGAGGAGGTTTAATGCAACTCGTTGCCTATGGTGCTCAAGATATCTATCTTACAGGTAATCCTCAAATTACCTTTTTCAAAGTTGTCTACCGTCGTCACACTAACTTTGCTATGGAAGCAGTTGATCAAACAATTAATGGTGCTGTTGCAGTTGGAAACAAAGTTACATCTACTATTTCGCGCAATGGTGATCTTGTAGGCCGTATGTATCTTGAAGCCGATTTAACAGTAGAAAGAAATGATACTACTGGTTCTTTCCAGGGATTGAATGTTGGACACGCTATTATTAATGAAATTGAAGTTCAAATTGGTGGTCAACAAATTGATAAACACTGGGGTCACTGGATGGAAGCCTGGGCTGAACTTACTGAACCAAATTCTGCAGGTGTTATGGGTGTTATAGATTCTGCAGGAAGTGGTACTCGTTTCCAAAATCTCGCTTGTGCTGGCGGTGTTGGTATGACTAGAACAGATAGTGATCAAAATGATTCACTAACTGATACAAGTGTAGTATGCCGTGTACCACTTCAATTCTGGTTCAATCGCAATCCTGGTCTTGCTCTTCCATTAATTGCTCTTCAATACCACGAAGTTAAAATAAGTGTCTCATTTGCATCACCTACAGGTGTTACTCTCAATTCTAATGATACAAAACTTTGGGCTGACTATATCTATCTTGATACTGATGAACGCAGACGTTTCGCTCAAGTTTCGCACGAATATCTTATTGAACAACTTCAACACACCTCGAACAGTGGTTCTTCCATTGACCTTAACTTCAATCATCCCGTCAAAGAACTTGTATGGACAGGTGCTGTTAGTGTTGATGGTATTAGAAGTAATTTAAGTGCAGGAAATACAAAACTTGTTCTTAATGGTCACGACCGATTTGCCGAAAGACCCCGTGAATATTTTACACAAACACAAGTATGGCAACACCACACTGGTACACCTCTCGATTGTTCTGCAACTATAGTAGCTGCTGCTTCATTAAAAGCTTCCGCAGCACAAATTGCTGTATACTCATTCGCCCTTAAACCCGAAGAACATCAGCCATCGGGTACTTGCAATTTCTCAAGAATTGATAACGCTCAACTTAAAATTGCTAATAACAGTAACACTGTTAATATATATGCTGTTAACTACAACGTACTTCGCGTTATGTCCGGTATGGGTGGTTTAGCTTATTCCAATTAAGCAATTTTTTAATAATATATTAAAAAATAAAAAAATATATAATTTAAAAAATTATTTTTATAAAAATAATATATTATTTATATTATTTATATTATTTATATTGTTTATATTATTTATATTGTTTATATTGTTTATATTGTTTATATTATTTATAATATAAATCAAATAAATTCAAATTTTTTATATTTTAAAAATTTGAATTTTAATATATCAAAATTTCTTAGCTAATTAACAAATACTAGTGTGTATACCAAAAACCGCAACTTTCAAAATGGTCTCTCTCATTGAAAACTTCAACACTCTTGTCATCACGGAAGTGAAGAATCAACAACAAGAAATCCTCACCTCTTTTGTCGCAGAACTTCTGAAAAACTCCGCTCTTCAACAAAACGAAGAAGAAATCACATCGCTCAAAGAGCAGTTTATTCAAAAGCTTCAGCTCAACAAATCTGACAAACCGAAGAAATCCATGAAGAAATCCACCACAAAAACACAAAAGAAGAAGACAAAGCCAACCGCTTTCTCTGTCATCGTGTCACACTACAAGACCATGGACTTTCAGGAAAAGTTCAAAGATTTGCTCCTCACCGAAGAAGAAAAAGAAGACGCCGGATTCACTGGACGTGGAAGTCACTTCAAACTCTGCAAGTTCATCCTCGAAAAAATCAATGAAAGCCCTTTTCACGCCAAAGAACTGCAAAAGATGATTGAACAAGAAATCAGTTTTTTCAACGCACAACAAGAAAATGACAACGCAGAACACGATGATGGCGCTAGCAGCAGTGAAGAGCAAAACGACGCAGGAGAAGACAGTGATGACACCAGCAGCAGTGAGGATGAAAATGATCAAGAAAACTAAAAAAAACAAAAAAAAATAAGAAAGAGTTAATTAAGAACTAAACTTTTTCTTATTCTATTCAAAAATTATAAAAATAATAATCATATTCTTAAATTTTAATAAAATAATTTTTATTATATTTATATTAACAATTTTTTATTATTAATTTTTTGTTTATTTATTAATATTAAACCTAATATTAAAATAAATAGATAATATAATAAATAATTTATATATTTTAATTTATAATATTTAACAATATAATCAGAAAAACCAAATCCAGCAATATATAATAATAAATAACCAATTTCTTGTATCATTAGTATAATTAATATTAATATTTATTTTTAATTATTTATATTTTTATATAAAATATTCTTTGATTACAGGAGACCTAATATTTTCATCATCCATTTCAATTTCTTCTATTTTTAAATATTTATAATCTGTTTCAGCGTTATTATCATTAGATAAATCAGATTTATTTTCTTTATTTGTTTTTTCTAATTTATTATTTTTTTTGCTTGAAAAAAAATTTAAAAAACTATTTTTTTTTCTATATAATGTAAAAGGTAAATTAATTTTACACATTCTAGTATTAATATTATTTGAAAATATAAAAAATTTATTAAACATATTATTATATTAATTAATTCTTTATATTATTTTTATTTTATAATTTACGAATTTTAAACTTTTGTCCAAACACTTACTTTGTGTTTATTAGATGATAATTCAATTGGTTCAACTCTTCTATATTTATTAGATTTGCATAAATAATAAATTAGATAATCTCTTTTAACTTTTTTTGATTTGTCTTTAGAATATAAATTATTAAATTGATTTGAAATATTTTTAATAGACAAAGGATAAGAAAAATCTATTTTTTCTAAAATTTCATCCATTTCACTATTTGTAATTCTATTAGTCATAATTTAATTTAATGTTTATTTTATTTTAAGAATAAATTATTTAAAATTTAATAAAATTTATTTATTTAAATTGAAAACAAAAATAAATGAATGAAGAAAAGAGGAATTTAAAAATAGTATTTTGTTTACCTGGTAATAATTTTTCTGGTAAATTTTTAACAGCATGGTCTGAATTATTACAATGGTGTATAAAACAAGATATTAAAGTTATAATATCACAAAAATATAGTAGCATGGTTCATTTTGCTCGTTCAAGTTGTTTATGTGGTGATAATAGAAGAGGTCCTGACCAAAAACCTTTTGATGGAAAAATTGATTATGACTATATAATGTGGATAGATAGTGATATTATATTTTCTGTACAAAATTTTATTAAATTACTAGTCGCAAATAAAGATGTTGTTTGTGGATTATATAAAATGGAAGGTGGTACTAAATATGCTGTTGTTGAAAATTGGGATTTAAATTATTGGGAAAATAATGGAACTTTTCAATTCTTAGATGATACAATTTTAGAAAATAAAAGAAATAATTGTGAATTAATTGATAATAAATTTTTAAAAGTTTCTTATAGTGGTTTAGGATGGATGTTAATAAAAAAGGGAGTTATTGAAAAAATACAATATCCATGGTTTGAAAGTGAAAGACTTGAACATAAACAATACAGAGATATATGTAGCGAAGACGTGTCATTTTGTAAAAAAATATTAAAAGCTGGTTTTGAAATTTATGTTGATACCACTATCAGAGTTGGTCATCTTAAAACATACGTTATTTAATAATAAATTTTATTTAATAATCATTTTTATTCAGTTGTTTGTAAAGCTGCTATATCACTCTCCATTAATGCAGTTGTATCTTCTAATCTATCTATATCATCCATATTATTAATAATTTGTTCTTCTAATTTATCAGAATTATTATTTAAATCTTTTACTAAACCATATAGTTGTGTTTGATTGTTTTTATCATATAGTGTTAAATTATTAATTTTATTATATACATATATACTTATTATTACTAAAAATATTGATAATATTAAATTCAAAAGTGTTATTAAATTATTCATATTAAATAATTTATATTAAAATATATAATTTATAATTATTAATAATTATAATTAATTAATTAATTGATTTTTATTTAAAAGATAATTATTATTTTTTTTTGAGTGTTCTTTAATATTTAAAAATAAATCATTATTATTATTTCTATTATTTGGATTATCTGCTTGTTCTTCATAATTTTTTACAATATTTTTTGCTGTTTCATAATCTTTTTTATCAATTGTTAAATTTTTTAAATTTTTAGGTAATATACAGTATTTAGATTTTTCATTGAACAAACCTTGTGTAAATATAATAAATCCTGCACTTAATAATACACTTGCAATTATATGACGTGTTGCTACAAAAAACAAACAAAATAAAGTTATTCTTCTTATTATTTTTAATTTAAGTAATTGATTTGTTCCTTCTGCTAAATCCATTATTAAATATTTACTTCCTAAATTTAACATTAATAATGATACTCCTGCCATAAACTTACTTCCATTTAATTTTAATATATTATCAAATAAATCTTTTTGATAATTTAAAAAATTTTTATTGTTTTTCATTTATTTTATTAATTTATTATTAAATTTTATTTACTTATTTTAATTAATTAATTAATTTTAATTATGTTCTTGATAAAACAAAAGAACATCTAATTCTAATGTTAATAATATAATTAAATATTGTAATCCCAAAATTTTATTATAGTTTACTAATAAAAATAATATAAAATAAAGAATTATTTTTACTATTTTTTCTTCAAATAGTTCTAATAAATAAGTTGGATATATTGAAGAAATATTTAAACTATAATTTAAAATAATATAAAATAAAATAATAAAAATTAACAAATCAATATTTTTTTTGTTAAAACAATTCATTTTATTAATTTAATTAAATTTTTTATTTAATTTAATTAATTAATTAATTAGTTTTTTTATTAGTTTATTAATTAATTAATTTATATAGGTTGAAAAGTGTTATTAGTCATAACACTATTGGGTCTTAAATTTGGATATTCTTGATGATAATTACTAGTTGTGTTAGCATAAACGCTACCACCATTCATAGTATTCATACCATTCATATTATATTGCATATTCATAGAATTATTTATTTCGTTCATAGATTGAACAAAATTAGGATTACCTCCTTGTTGCATAGTTGGAGGTCTATTTAAAGGCATTTGTTGATATTGTACAGGTTGTACAGGTTGTACAGGTTGTACAGGTTGTTGTACATAATACATAGGTTGTTGTCTATTTAAATTTAAGTGTTTTTCACGTATTTGAATACCTAATCGAACAAATTGTTCGAGTATAAAAATAAGTAATATACCGCTTATTAAAAATAATCCAAAATCTAAATAATGTTTGTCTGGAGAATATTCATCTTCTTCATCTTTTAAATAATATGGGTGTTGATTAGGTCTACCTAATGTGTCAACTTTAATTCTTCTTTTTATTTTCATTTTATCTTTTTTATCATCATCTTCTTCATCTTCTTCTTGTAATTCTTTATAATTCATAATATTGTTACCATCGGTGTTTTCAAGAGGTTGATGTTCGTGTTCTCTATAAAGTTTATCAAAATAATCTAATTCTTCTTCATTATCAATATATTCTTTATATTTAGATGAGGTTCTTTTTTTAACATCATATTTTGATTTTAAATCTGTACCTGCAATTTCATTGCTATTTTCACCAATTTGATAACTTGCGTGTTCATTTACAAATGCATTAGAATGTGATGGTTCAACATTACCATCTTTATATTTTTTAGAATAATAATCACAAGCAGGTTGTTTTAATTTTTTAATTTTTTTTTTCTTTTTTGAAAAATCTGAACCATATACCTCATTTAAATCAGCGTAACCATTTAATACGGTCATTTTTAATATATTTATATTTTATAATTTTTTAATTTTTAATTTATTTAACTAAAACTTAAATTTAATAATTATTATTAAGTTAAATCTAAAACAAATTTTCCTTTAGAATTTTGTATAGAATTTTTAAATGGTATTTTAGGTTTTTCATCATAATAATCATTTATATCATTATGATATTGTTCTAAAGACTCTCTTGTTATATGTGTATTATTTATCATTATTTCTTTATTTTTTTCTTCCTTTTTTTTAAGATATTTATTAAATTTCTCTTCAGTAAATCCTTTATTTTTTTTATTTTTTATATTATTATTATTATTATTATTATAATTATTATTAAAATCATTTTCAATATCTATTATTGATTTTACATTTGGTTCTATAAAATTATTATTATTTATAGATAAGTTATCAATTCCATTTGAATTATATCCTTGATTTTGCATTGAATTTTGTATTGAATTTTGTATATTAATATCTTGTCTAGTATCATTTACAACATTTTGATTTAATGAGCTATATGCATAATAATTATATGTGGGTATAACATTGGGGTCATATTGTAATATAGGTTTAAACACTTCTGATTTATATTGTGTACTTTCTCCTTTAAGATTAAACAAGTTGTTGTGGGGATTATTTTGGTATTCTACGATGCTGTTTGTTTTATTATTTGTAATTTTTTTATCGATATCAATTCTAGAGTTTTTATAATTATTATTTAAATCAGTTAATTCATATAAATTTTGTTTAGTAGATTTAAATTTTTCGTTTAAGCCTAAAGCTTTTTCTTTTTTATATTTTTTAATTTCAATAGGGTTCCAAGAAACATATAATATTTTAGGAAAATAATATCTTACAAGAAATCCATTACTTCTTAGTTCTTTTATTAAATATGCCGTACATTTATCTAAACTATAATTTGGTATACCAAAAATAAATTCAGGTACTTGATATACTATATTATATTTCTCTACTTCTGCTGCTTTCTTTATTTTGTTATGAATTTTATATAATATCTCATTAAAATTAGATAATTTTTTTTCTTTTTTTTCATTTATATTTCTATATAAATCATATATATTTACTTTTAATGGTTTGTTTTCATATGAACCACCACCTACTTCTATATCCATTCTATATTATTTAATATTTTTATAATATTATTAATATTATCATTATAATCTATTTTAAATTTAATTAATTAATTAATAAAAATGTATAAAAATTTAGTGTTGTGTTCAGGTGATTTAAAAGGATTTATAATATTAGGTTATTTAAAAACAATAGAAAATGATATAAAAAATATAAAAGAATATATTGGATGTTCTGTTGGAACAATAATAAATTTTTTTTTATTAATTAATTATTCTATTGATGAAATTTATAAAATTTTTAAAGATGAATTTAATGAATTTTTAAATTTAATACAAAATGAATATGATATATTAAATAATATTGATGAATATTTAATTAAATTATATTTTAATAATGGATTATTAGATATGAATATTTTATTTAAAATATTAACTAAACATTTAAAAATTAAATTAAATAAAAATAAATTAACATTTATTGAATGTGCTAAATTATATGGTAAAAATTTTATTACAACTGTATCAAATATAACTAAACATAAATTAGAATATTGTGATATTAATAATACACCTGAATTAAATATTATAGATGCAGTTTGTATGAGTTGTGCAATACCTATTATAGCAAAACCGATTAAATATAATGATTGTCTTTATGTTGATGGTGCTTTATATTATGAATTTCCTTTAAACTATTTTAAAAATAATTATTTAGACACAATAGGTGTATATATTGACTATAATATTGAAAAAAATAAATATAATAATATTTTTGAATACATTTATTATATAATATGCGGATTAATAAAAAATAATTCTAAATTATTTAATAATTTAGAAAATAAAGAATTTAATAAATTTAAAATTTATAAAATAGATTTAAATAAAATTATTAAAACTGAAAGTAAAATTTTAAATGAAATTATAAAAAATGAACATAATAATTATATATTAAATGATGAAATCATAGAATATTATTATAATTATGCAAAAAATGATAATTTTATTAAAATTATTTAATTAAATAATTAATTTAATATAATTTTTCTTTAGTAAAAGTATATGTAAAATTCATTAAATTAACTAAATTTCTTCTTGCTTGTCTTTTTGAATAAATTGCTTCTATAGTATCAGTTGTTTCACCATCATTATTAACTACAGATATTTTTGCAACTTTATTTACTTTAGTAACAGGATCTAATTGATTTGTAAATATAATAACTTCTGGAACACCAAAACTTTCTTCATTTATTGAATTAGAAGATGCTATAAAATTTAAAACATCAGGTGAATCAATATTTTTTTTCATAAATTCTATTTTATCTTTTAATAATTCATCACTTTTAACTTTATTAGTATATTCTTCCCACATTTTATTAAATTCGTGACAAAATTTACAATTACTAGAATAAAAATATACAATTTTATATTTAGTATTAGGAGTTTTTCCTAACATACTAAAGTTTTCTATTTGTTTTTTTTCAAAATTTAATAAATTTTTAATTGTATTTAAATTAAGAACAACTAATAATACAACTAATAAACTTACTACTATTAATATATTTGTTTTTGTTAATAAATTTTTTACCATTTATTTTAAATAAATAATTTTTTTTAAATTATTATTTTCATTATTAAAAATTGAATTAATTTAATAATAATTAGAATTAATACAATTAAATACAAATCAATTAAATACAATTAAAAATAATAAAAATATTATCATAATGGAAAATAATAATAAAATTGTATCTGTTTTAACGTGTGATTGTAATCCAGGTTTTAATTGGAAAAATAAAAATACTTATAATGCTCATAAAAAAAGTTTAAGACACAAATCCTATGAAATTAACAAAGAAGAAAAAGAATATAAAATAAATATAAATAAAATACAAATAGAATATAATAAATTAAAATTAGAAAATATGCAATTAAGAGAACTTTATTTAAATTCAGCTAGAGAGAATATGAATCTTAAAAAAAAACTTAACTTAATTTAATTAATTAATTTAATTAATTAAATAAAAAAAATTAAATAGATAAAATAATTTTGTTTATATCATCCCAGTCTTTCATACCAAATTTTTTATAATAATTTAAATTAGTCATAGGAGGTATATCAATATATATGATTAAATTAATATCACTAAATAAATTTTTTATTTCATTATAATCTAAAAATTTATTTAATTTTTGTTCATTAATTTCACTTTTTAAATATTTATTAATTAATAAATTAAATTCATCATCATTATAGAATTCTATAATTTCTTCATTAATTAATAATATTCTTGTTTTATGTGTTAAAAAATTATCTAATTCAACTAATTTATTAGTATTATGATTTATAATAGAAACAGAAAAACAATTTGATATTAAATATTCATAAATATTATCAATATAATTTTCATTAACTAAAAAAACCGCTTTATAAATATTAAATGTTTCATAGATTTCTTTGATTAATTTTTCTGTTCTTTCTAATGAAAAATTAATCATATTTAAAAAAATTTTATTATATTATAATATACTTTATAAATAATTTAAAAAAACGTATTTTATATATTATATAATTATAATGAACTATGATAGTTTATTTGAAAATTATGTGATTATTGAAAATAAATTAAATAATAAATATAATATTAATGAAAATATAATAAAAAAAATAAATTTAATTTTTACTTCTTATGAATGTTTTTATAAACAATTTAATAAATTTAATAAATCTAGAGAGAATTTTGATAGATTAAAATATAATTATCAAAATAGTTCTAATCGTAATTATAAAAAAAATTATAATAATTATAAATTTAACAAAAAAAATATTAGAAATAATAAAAATAATAAAAATACTAATATTAATTATAATGTAGATATTAATGATGAAAAATACAAACAACTTGAACAAAGTATTTTAAATCAAATTAAAAAAAAAAAAAATAAAAATAAAACAAATAAAA